TTATTTAAGGTATCTGCTGCAATCTGCTTGACAAGCAATTCAAATATTAGCCCGGTATTTTTATACTTACTGTGTTTAATGCGCATTATTCTATTGTTTTGTTGTACACGTAGTACACCTTACCTTTATAAATAGTGATTAATTATCTAAATCCTTGATTTGTGATTCATCAAGTAACTTATCCTCTTCTTTTTCTTTACTTTCAAAGATAATTTGCTTCTTTTCAGAGAAAATGTCTCTATTTTGATAGAAAAGTGATCTAGCTAATGTATTATCTACTTTAGCTGCACCGTCCTGTTCATTAACGTTTTCGTTATCTGAGTCAAATCCACCTTCCATTCCGTGTTTACCAAGAGGGTCTCTTCCTCCTAGGCCGTCATTAGTTCCGTAGTGTGATGCTTTTATTCTTGGTCTACCACCTTCTGGTCCTATTTTACCTATACCTGGTGTATCGTCTTCGTATCCAGGAGGTACTTTACCAAATGGCATACCTTTTTGATCACCTTGTCTACGTCCATATAGTGACGCTAAGTCGTGTGGTGTACCGTAGGACTTACCTGATTTAGCAGGATCGTTTCCTTCGTTTTCTATCTGTGTAATTCTGAATAATCTCTTTTTATCCTCAGTTACTAGGTCTCTCATTTCCATATACTGGTCTTCTGATAAGTTGAAGATATTATCGTATATGTAGTCTGTAGGGAATAGTTTGGTATCTAACATCTGTGATGCTAAATCTACCTTTTCTTTTAATAATGCTACTTTCTCTTGTTCAAAGATTATAGACGGGTTGGTAAGACTAATTTCAAAGTTGGTAAGTGACTCACCTTTAAATCCTTGAGTATACAGATGTACCAGAGCTATCTTAGTTAACTCAGATTCCATTATTCTCTGTAGTCTTTCTACTGTTCTAGCGAATCTAATGTCTTCTGCTGCTAAGGTTGCTTTACCGTTTAAGTCTCCTTCGTAACCGAAGTATGCTTTAGGTACCTTTAATGCTGCGAACATCTTATCTCTAAGGTATTCTATATCGTTTGTACCATCGTACTCTAATCCTTTAGTAGTTTCGATTTTTGTTGATGTATCTCCTCCTCTAACCGGTAGGTAGAAGTCTTCCATCATATTCATCATATTGAAACGTAAGTTGTAATCCCCTGTTTGAGGGTCAACATACGGTGTCTTTTTCATCGTGTTGATAGTCTTTTGCATAAACTGCTCAACTTCGTTAGGAGGTATCTGTCCAACGTTAACATAAAATGTTCTCTTTTCAGGAGCTCTCATGATACGGTGTATTAACATCGCATCTTCCATTAAAGTAAGTTGTTTGAATATCTTTCTAGCTGGTTCAATAAAAGATCTACCATACGGTAGGTAGTTAGTATCCGATATTAATCTGAAGTGTGCTATCTCGTAGTTATCAAACTCTACTACCTTTTTGTTACTTTTAGGCATATAGTTAGGATCCTGTGATGAAGCTAATCCATCGGGATCTAATTGGAAAGTGACCTTACCTGGATTCTCTGGGTCAAGTCCTTCCTGTCTAGTCATATGGTAAACAGTATAAGGTAGTACGTTGTATACTCCAAATTCTTCTGCAATCTCTAATTTTAGGAAGAAATCACCGTATTTACACATATTTCTAGTCCATGACCATAAATTAAATTCTATATTAAGTACATCATAGAATAAATTGTAAAGTACTTTTTGTATATTTTCATCTGAAGATTTAATGGAAAGTACCTCTCCCATGTCATTCTTGAGAGTTGCTTCATCTGCTAGTATATCTAGGGTAGAAGCAATTAGTGGATCGGTATCCATTGCTTCGTAGTCAGAATATAACTGTATACGAAGTGTCTGGTAATTCAGATTGGGGTTGAATATATTCTTATTATTATAGATGTAGAGTCTTGAGAATCTATCTATTAAAGAATTAGTTTGATACCTACCTGTGGTTTGTATCTGATTTACGTCGGCAACTTTAAGTTGGTCACCTCCGATGTTTCTTATTACTACATCGGAAGAAAAAAGTCTACCTAGTCTTTTAAATAGTGAAGTATCTGCCATCTATACAGTTTATTTATAAATATGGTTTATCCAATTAACCAAGAGATATCTTCTTGGCCGTGTTGTGTTTTAACAATATACGGATTATTTCCTTGGGAAGCAACTGTTGATATAACAGCTTGGTTTTTTGCATTAAGATTAGTAAATGATGATAATTGTGCTCTAGCTAGGTCCATTCCCTGTTGTCTTAGTCTTAATGCAGTATCCCTAACATACAGTGCTGTAGCAAGTGCCATTAGTAAATCATCATTATAATTTGTCTGTGCCTGTGGTTTACCGTTCTTCCATACGAATACTCTCATCTCACCTAAAGTACGTTTAGACTGTATCGTAACAGCTTTCTCACGTACATACTCCATTGCTTTAGCTATTACTAACGGCCTTGTTCTAACCGACATTGTAAAGCCTGGTACTAGTTGATCTCTTTCGTATTTAGTCATATATGATTCTACAGTATCCATTTGACTTTTAGCGCTATAGTATAAATTCCTGTATTCTCTTTCTAGTATCTGTTCTATTGTAGCCCATCCAATATTTGCATTCTCTACTACAAGTAGTGCATCGTTGTATTCTGCTGCTATAGCTACTAAAACGTTTCCGTAATCTTTAGGAGATAATTTTCCTTTATATTCCCCTACTTGAACGCATGTTTCTATATCAAAAACGTGAAATGCAGAATAATCTTTAGAGTCTCCTCTAGCGACATCTGCTACGACCATATAAGATTTAGAGTAATCTGGCTGTTCCCATATCCATAAATTACCGTCTATACCTCTTTTTTCTACAGGCTCTTTTAAGTACGTTTGTTCGTAGAAACTTAAATCTTCTGGTTCAAATACTGTATCACCGGATGCTAAGAAATCACAATCACATTCCTGTCCTGCCATTCTAGGTCCTAGGTCCCTGTCTTGTTGTTCTCTCCATTCTTCGTTTCTTTCTGGATGGACTGTCCAAGGTAGTCTTATAGGTAAAAATGAATTATCGCCAGCTTCAGCTTTATCCCATGTCTGATGAAACCAGTTACCAATTCCGTTAGGAGTTGATAGTGCCATACATTGTCCACCGGTAGCTAGTGTTTGCTGTGCTGCAGTAAATGTTTCTGCAATATTATCTATAAACGCTGCTTCATCTATTAGTAACAGTGATACTGCTTCAGATCTTGCAGCATCTGCATTAGATGATTTAGCTGTTATTTTTGAACCGTTTTTAAGTCTAAGTGATAATTTATTCTTTTCTACCGCTGGAAGTTTTAACCACTTAGGTAGCTCATCATACATAAACATTGTCTTTGTAACAAGGTTTCTTGCAGTTGCTTGTGTAGTTGCTAAAGCTAATACGTTTTTATCTTTATGAAATAACATCAACCATAAACTATAAGCAGCTGCTAAAGTTGAAATACCTAACTGTCTAGATTTTAAAGTAATAATATATTGTTGGTCTCTAAATAAGTGTAGTACTTCTGATTGAAAAGGGTATAAATTGAAAAGAATCCTACCCCTAGTAGGGTGTTGAATATGACAGTACTTCTTCATGAAGTACGCCGGATCTTTAGCGCACTTGATATATTCCTGTGCGATTATTTTTTTTATGTCTTTTGCCATAACTTATTTTTTAGCCAAATAAGGCCATATAATCAACCTTTACTTCACCAGCTGAAATGCTTACATGATCTAGTAGGTTAACATCTAATGCTGCTGAAGTTACGTGAAAAAAGTGTATATCTCCGCTTTTTAAAGTAGATGCTATATAGTTACCGAATCCTGGTTTTACTTTAAATTTTTCTTTTGCTATCCTACCTAATGTTTTAGAAGCAGCTTCTTCAGCTGATTTAGGATTTTGTAATACTCTATCAACCATGTCAACCTTTTCCTTCAATGATCTAATAAAATCAAATTGAGCTGCAGCTGCTAGGAATCCTGGTGCGTTTTTTATTTTAAAGTAGAATTCGAAAGCTCTTATTAATTCGTTTTTAGTAAAGCTAGTAGGTCTTACTACTTTTGCTTCTGATTCCATATTTAACACGGAACTTAGTGCCTGTATTCCGAATACTACTGTTAGTAGTACTAGGTTAGTTTTCTGGCTGCCGAATTTGCCTAATGTTATTTTCCCGTTATGTGATTTATATGCTTTTACTTCTGCTTTTACTGATCCAATAGTTAAATCTGGTTCAGATCCTCCTCTATTATCTGTACATGTAACAGGGTTTTTTTGATGTTGAAATAACCAGTATAGCGCTATTTCTCCTGGTCCTACTGTCTGGTCTCCTGCATTCATAGGAAACATCTTTTGATATGTAGCTAAATCGTCAGGATGTACTTTCATATCTCCTGAGCCTTGCGGTTGACTGTATTTACCTTTTGCTTGCGGTATAACTGGAAACCCGTTATCTACTAAGTACTTATCATACTCTACAGCTACTTCGCTTAGAACATTTCCTGATGTTTCAAAAATAATATTATCTAATATAGCTTTATCTTCTAAGTTATTGATATCAGGTACTCCGGTTTTAGTCCTCCAAGCCCATTCAGTATACAATTTATCTATTACATTCATATAGCAAGTTTATTAATTTCATAGTACTTATGCTTCTGGCTCTTCTCCTGCTTCGAAATCTATATCTCCTGATGTATCGGTTGGTTCTTCTGCTCCTCCATCATCAAAGTCAGCTTCACCACCTGCTTCTCCTCCTCCTTCTTCTCCGGGGAAGTCTCCTCCACCGCCTCCGCCTCCGAAGTCTGCTTCTCCTGCTTCTCCTTCGCCTTCTTCTCCTGCTCCTTTAAGAGGTGCCTCTTGGTACAGTCTAGCTAGTTTATCTAAAGCTTGTTGGAATTCACTTATGTTACCTAACATATACCTTTTACCTAATATATGAGCTTGGAAGTTCTTTCCGGTCCATTTTAAAGTAAAGTCTTGTCCGTTTACTAAGTTAACTCTGAATGTTGTTGGTTTAGGAGAAACCCAATCAATTGTATCCACAAACTCTTTAAAGTCCTCTGTCATTAATTTAACTAACGTTAATTTAAGAGTAGGAAACTTTTCTAACATTGTATCTGTAGCATCTTCTAATACTGTCTCTTCTGATGCTTTTTCATCTCCTACCGGGTCTTCCGGTGAAGGTTCTTCTGCTTCTCCTAATGGACGTCCGTCGTCGTCGTAAGCTACTCCATGATCTTCTTCATCATCTTTTTGCATTTGATCAGGGTCATAACTTTCTCTAAGAACTTGTATATAAGCTTCTTCAATTAACTTTTTTAGGTCTTTTACTTTCATACTTTATTATTTAGTTCTGCAGTGAGACTTTCCTTTTAGAAAAGGTCTTTTACAGTTTCCTTTAACATGTACTCTACCGCATTTACCGCAGCATGTTGCTTCTTCATTAACAACTCCTTCATCGTAAGCGTCAATTATATATGCATCTCTTATTGCTTCAATTACTTCTAATGCTGCTTCTTTTGGTGTTGTACCGTCTTCTTGAGCCATATCAGTAATTACTCTTACAATAATATCGAAATCCCCTCTTCCTTCGTTAACTACTGTTTCACTAACTCTCTTACCTAATCCAGGTAAAGCATTTAAGTCCTGTACGTACTGATCTGTCTTAACAAGTATAGTACCTAACTTCTTTGACTCTTCACTATCTCGTCTATCTGCTGCTTTTTTTGTGATATGAAATATTGTTACTTCACTTACTGCAGGATTAAAGTCTGGGTCTTTATCTTTGAAGTTGCTGTTATAGTATTGTTTTTGATGTATTCTGTAATTCTCACCTTCATGCTCTAAGTTATGATACTGTAGGTGTACAAACATTGGTGCATATCGGCCCATTCTATCTTTGATAGGACTCTTATCGTGAGCTTTTAAAGCTTCTACTGCATCGTTTTCACTAGCTACACCTTTTGGTAATAGGTCTGCAAAGATCTGCTTTCCGAACATATCCGGTGCATTCTTATTAGCCGTATCAATTACTTCTGAGCCTATAAATGATTGATCTGTATATTCTTTTAGAAGTGCTTTACTTTTTTTGCTTTCAAGTCTCATATCTAAATAACCTGTATTAGATAGTACTTGGTAAATAAGATGTACAGCATCCATTTCACCGTAACCGTATCTCTGAGCTACTCCTTTTATAAATCTTTTTACGTATTTTTCTGCTTCCGGGTTGATATTAGCTTCACTTATTAACTCGTCTTCATGCTCTTCTCTATATTCATTCCAGTCAATCTGATCTTTGGGGTGTTTTTTATTCCACTCTCTCCACTTATCTTTTAACTCAGCTTCTGTCTGCTTACCTTCATTCATATCATAGTCTGCAATTTGTTTTTGCATTCTATATAACTTCTCTTCAGCTTTATTCAATAGATTACCGTACATATCTGCCATTGGTCCTCCTTCCGGTTCAGCTTCCTGTTCCATATCTCTATATAACTGAGCTATTTCGTCTTTAAGGTCGGCTACTGCTCCTCTCAAGTATAGTATGTCGTTAAAATCTAAGTTACCTCTACCTGGAGGTAAAGCATCAAATTGATCGAATACACCTTCTTGTAGAGCTAATGCATCTATCATAGGTTGCTTTTCTTCTGCTTCAAGGTAGTGTTGTGCTGAAGATACATACTGTCTAGCTAAAGTAACTTTCTTTTGCCACCAATGAGGAAAATCTACTTCTCCATCCATTTTGTCATACTTATCTAATTGCTTATATAATTTAGAAGCATATACAGCTATATCGTACAAATCTTTCTTAAGCATACTTGGCTCATCATCCTGATGTCCTACATCTAGATCACCACCTTGATCATGCCCGCCTTCCGGATGCTCTGCTCCTTCAGCAGTGTATGCATCATACCTGTCTTCATCACTCTGTGCTGTGTTTAACAGGTCATTTAAGTCGTGGTCATCTCTAAATTCTCCTCTAGGGAAAGTAATAGCATTAGGTAAATCATCTCCTCTTTGAATATGGAGTACGAAATCTTCTCCTTCTTTGTAGTTAGATTGTAGATGATCAACTACATTTTGTATAGCATCTAAATCATAACCAAAAGTGACTTTATCATCTTCCGCTATTTGTTTATTTTCTGCAAATAAGTCTAAGTTTGTATCTGATACAACTACATCATTAGCTGAGAAATCCATCATAGCATCGTATGCTGTTTGTTCATCTCCAAAGTAATACGTATCTGAACCGCTAAATTCTACTTGCTTTCTGTATTTATCGTCCAGTATGTCTATAGCTTTTCTAGCATCTCTTATATCTACCTTTAAGTAGAATAGCCCTTCTGGTGCTTCTGAGAGTTGTAATTTAATTCCTAATTGTTTTGCAGCTTTTTCTAATCTAGGTCTAATATCATCTCTATCATTTCTACTTGCTCTTTTGTACATATCGAGCATTCGAAGATATTTTTGTCTATCGTTTTCTTCTTCGTTAATCTCTCTATTATATGTATCCTCATCATGTCCCTGCTGAGTAAGTGAGATAAACTCCATATCTCTAGATAAGTTGGCTTTTAGTTGAGTTGAAAATCCATCATAACCTTGACTAACGTAGTTATCTAATTCTTTTTCTGCATCATCAGGATCTTCTGTATATTTTAAAATTATGTTAAGTAGTTTATCTAGATACTGATCGTTACTGCTTTGCTCGTTTAACGATTTAAAATGCTTAGTTAATTCATTAGCTACTACATCTACATTTATAAATGGCTCTCCTGAAGGTTTAACGCCTACATCTCCTACTACTTTATCAACAGTAAAATCTATTAAGTGTAATTTAGAACCTGTAATATTAAATACAAATTCATCTTCAAAATCACTTTTGTATTTTACGTATATCTCAAAAGTATTTATATCAAAATCATGTGCTTTAATACTTTCTATTTCATCACCTGCTTGTCTTAGAGCTGCTATAATTGCCTTACCTACATCCTTTGCAAGCACTTTTACTTCATCAGCTGAAAACTCTACTTGTTCGTTTTCTTTGGTAAGCTTTACTTTAACACCTTTATTAGCTAGGTCTTCTGCTGCTCCTTCATCATCAGTGGCTACATACCCATCATCTCCCATATCTTCTTCTTCTTTCAATAAGGTTAATTGCTTAGTTAATGATTCTTTTAGAACTTCTAGTGTTTCTTTAGTTTTGATTAAGTCTATAGAAGCGGTATTTCTATGTGTTCCGTTTTTAATTTTAGATAATGCTAATTCGCATTTAGATAAACGGTCTTTAATTTCTTGATAAGTCATCATATGTATATGTTATATAGCTATATAAATAAATAGATTAGTCTTCCCAAATAACGTTTTTAAACTTTTCTGGTGATAAACCGAAGTAGTCTGTTCTCCACTGTGTTTGAGCAAAAAAATCTAGGCTGTACCATTGATCTTTCTTTTTCCATAGCTTATTAGCTACATCATCCCAGTCTAAGTTAAGAACAAATTGTTCAATTTCCAACTTTTTTTCGAGTAATGTATCGTAGTCAAATGAATCCCATTCATAATGGAAGACTTCAAATACAGCATCTTTAGAAACATAATCAATAGATATATCTATTCCCCATTTAGGTTTCATTTTAACTAATTTATGTAACATTGGATTAGTCTGTGCTATAGCTAATAGTTGCTCTTTTGCATGATCATCAAACCCCTTTCTTTCAAATAGGTCTGAGTGATTTATATGTGCTCCATCTCTCTTGCCCCAAACTAGCCAAGGAGATCTTAAACAATCTTCATGTCTTCTTTCTACGGGACTATATCCATTGAATGGTAAAAAAACCTGTTCGGCTTTAGTTAAGTGGTATCCGTTTTGATCAAATAAGTCTACACAGTTTCTGTCTTTAAGAGTGTTAATCTCTTCTGTAGCATTAACGAAATAAGCGTCTCTATTGAGTGTATTTTCCGTTAATATCATTGACAGTGGTAGTTTAAGTATCTTTGGAGAGCTTTAGCATAGGTCGTACCCTTATCTTTTAACTTTCCTTTTGCTGTTCTTACTTTACTGCAGGATAGTTTACCTAACCTGTCTTTAAGTATTCCAGGATTCATTGGTTTATGATCTCCTTCATTTGCTGAAAAAGAAGAAGGATCAGCTGATAGTTCTCCAACTTTAAATTGTAGTTCTGATTCTATTCCTAGAACTCCTAATTCAGCTCCTAGTTTTACTTCTTTATCTTTATTACCTTTTAATCTAGCATTATAGTAGTCGACATACTTATATGCATCTTCTTTGCTGATCTTTTTACTATTTTCATACTCTCCTTCTTCATTTGTGTATATGTAAAAAGTACCAACAGAATCTGCAAATAATTTACGGAGATGATCGTTGTCTAGGTTTCTACCTCCATCAATTACACTAAGCACTGTAAGTTTATCTTGAGCAAGTGTGGTTTCATTCTTTGTCTTTTCTAATGCATTACCAGCTTTTGCTGCTGCTTTATAAGCTTTAGAGTTTTTATGAGAAGATTTTTTACCTGCTTTTTTCTTAGCATTTATATTAGCCCAAAGCCCTTCTTTAATTAATTGTCTTAATTCAGATTTTTTCATTATTTTAATGGTCCTCCACCAACCCAAGCATCGCATGTTCTTGCTCCGGCACATTTAAACCAGAAGAATTCACAAAATCCTAAGTTAGATTGTTTTACTATTTTTTCTCCATTTTCTCCAATTGCTTTTGCAATCTTCTTTAATGTAGTAGCTTTTTGATTAAAAGCTGAACAGTTAGAACATCTTGAGGTTTTAGCATGATCTACTGTAGTATCCCATAATTCTGCTTTATCTTCCCAGAATCTTTTAGAACCCTTATCATCTTCGGGATTAAGAGGGCCGTATCTATATTCTTTTATTGTTACATTTCTACCTAACGTATTTAAATCTATATCTTCTATAGAATCCATAGGCTTAACCTTTTTTCCTTTAATTTCTTTTTCTTTAGAAAGTGCTGCTGGAGTGTTATTATCTCCAAAGTCGGAAAGGTTTCCTTCAATTACTATGTCTTTAATTACGTCTGTTAATTTCATGTTATTTCTTTTTCCAGATATCTCCTCTACGGCATCTAACAACTGCTCCTGAGGCATAGGCTGATGGCCAAGTATCGTATTTGCTTTTAGCTAATCTAGTACATCTATCATCTTTTTCCATAATAGTATTTTCATTAGTACTTTCGTACATTGTACCTACTACTAGGTTTCTAATATCCTCTTTAGTTACTTTTGCTT